GAGTATGTACTCGAAGATGGTAAGCTTTTAGTAGTTGAAGAAGAAGGCATTATAGCAGATATGAGAGACGTATCTGATGATGTACCCACAAAAGAAGAAGATATGAAAGAAGACAAAGAAGAAATGGCTGAAGAAAAATTAGATGAAGAAGCAGCAGTTTTTGATTGGCGAGGAATGGAAAAAAGAATTAAAAACCTTGAAGATGCCATTGCTGATCTAAAAGCTGATAAACTTGATTCACCTGAAGATGTTAAAGAAGAAGCATCAGCAGAACTATCTGAAGAAGTTAATGCAGAACTTAAAGAAGAAATTAAAGAAAATGTAAATGAAGTAGAATTATCAGCAGAAGTTGCAGAACCAGTAAAACACAATCCTGAAGCTTCTAATGAACCTAAGTTTACATTAAATAAAACTAACTATCCGAAAACGTTACAGTCAAGGATATATGAAAAATTAAATAACTAAAAAACAAAAACAAAATGGCTACAAGCTTAACAACAACCTATGCAGGAGAATTTAAGGATAAATATATCGCTGCAGCCCTTCTAAGTGGGAAAACTTTAGACAACGGTGGTGTAACAATTCTACCAAACATTGCTTATAAAGAAGTAATGCAGAAATCTGTAATGGGTGATGATTTTATTGTAAATGCTGGATGTGATTATACAGATGCTGGTACATTAACACTAACAGAAAGAATTCTTGAAGTAGAAGAATTTCAAGTTAACAAAACTGAATGTAAAAAAACATTCGCACAATCTTGGCAAAGCCACGAAATGGGTTACTCTGTACCAAATCAAAGTTTACCTAAATCATTTGCTGATTTTATTGTACAACAGTACATTGCTAAAATTGCTGCTAAAACAGAAACCAACATTTGGGCAGGTGTTAATGCTAACGCAGGTGAGTTTGACGGCTTCACTACTATTGCTGGTGCTAACATAGCTGATTTAGCNGGTGGTGCTATTGTAGTTGGNACAACTGTTACTGCTTCAAACGTAATTACTGAGCTTGGAAAAGTTTTAGATCACGTTGCAGCTAACACTCCTGCAATCTTAGATAAAGAAGATTTAAGAATTTATGTTGGTAATGCAGTATTTCAAGCTTATGTAAGAGCATTAGGTGGTTTTGCATTAACTGGTTCTGCTGGTACTGATGACAAGATGACACAATGGGTATAATGGTGGTGGACTTACTTTTGATGGTATTCCAATTTTCTTAGCGCCTGGTATGCCAGCAAATAAAATGATGTGTACACAAATTTCTAATTTATTCTTTGGGTGTGGAGTTCTTGGAGATTTATCTGAATTAAGATTAATTGATACTGCTGATACATTAGGCGATCAAAATGTAAGATTTGTTGCAAGATGGAAAGCTGGTGTACAAATCGGACTTTTAGGTGAAGTAACATATTATACCTAAAATATAAATTAATTAATAACCTTTAATGGGGGTTTAATTACCCCCCTTAATTAAAAAAAAAAATTATGGCTTGTGATATCAGTTTGGGACGTAAAGTTCCTTGTAAAGACGTAATAGGAGGGGTAACTAAAATTTATTTTGTAAACTTTGGTGACTTAGGAACAGTAACAACTAACTCAGGTGATGAAATTAGTGATATGACTGGAACGGCTTCTGCTTATGAATATGATGTTAAAGGGACAAGCTCATTAGAACAAGCTATTAACTCATCAAGAGAAAATGGAACGACATTCTTTGAGCAAACTTTAACTTTATCTTTACCAAAATTAAGTAAAGAAGATAATAAAGAAGTTAAATTACTTTCATACGGAAGACCGCATATTGTGGTAGAAGATAACAATGGAAATTGTGTTATGTGTGGTGTAGAATACGGTTGTGATGTAACAGGTGGATCAATAGCAACTGGAGCGGCGTATGGTGATTTTTCGGGATATTCGTTAACATTTGCAGGAATGGAAAAACTACCAGCACAATTTATTGAAAGTGCAGTAGCTGGAAATCCTTTTGCTGGAATGTCTGGAACATTTACAATAGTTCAAGGAACGAATAGTTAATAGTGGCACAAATTTCATAGTTTAGTGTGATTCAATATATAGTTTAGTTGGCTAAGGAGGGTTACAAATTTGTTTCCCTCCTTTTTTTATTAAAAATAAATTAAAAAAAATGCAGATAATTACTAAAAGTGGAACAAGATTAATTAATTTTATGCCAAGAGAAACTATTGATAGCGGTAAAGTGTACGAATTAAAGATAAAAAGCGAAGAACAGAATAAAGTTATTTTAACGGACTCTAACGCATCTTTTACTTTAGTTAAGTATTACTACACTTATAGCACAACACAAGCTCTTGAAGAAGCTAATTTCTACACTATAGAGATAAACAACACTACAGACGGCACTTTAATATTTAAAGACAAGCTATTTTGTACTGATCAAACACTTTCTACTTTTGAAATTAGTAAAAATGTTTATATTGAAAAGTCAACAGGAAATAATGAATACATTTACGCTTAAATAAATATTTAGATGGATAACTTACATTTAATACAATTAAACGAATACCAAAGGCCAGTCATTACTGAAGAAAAAAACAGAGATTGGATCGGTATTGGTGAAAACAACGATTACTATCAATCTTTGATAGATGCGTTTATGGATTCAACTACTAACAATGCAGTTATTAACGGTATTGTTGATAGAATCTATGGTAAAGGTTTAGATGCTACTGATAGCCATAAAAAACCTGAAGAATACGCTAATATGAAATCAATCTTGAAAAAGAAAGATTTACGTAGAGTATGCCAAGATTTGAAGTTGTTAGGTGAGGGTGCGTTCCAAGTAACATATCAAGGTAAAAAAATAAAAAGCATTACACATTTTCCAAGAGAAACATTAAGAGCTGAAAAATGCAATGAAGAAGGTGATATTGAAGCTTACTATTATAGTGCTGATTGGAAAGAAGTTACAAGAAATACTACATTAAAAAGATTTCCTGTATTTGGTTCAGGCGCACAAAATGAAATATTTATTGTAAGACGTTATGTAACAGGGTACTACTACTACTCACCAGCTGACTATCAAATAAGCTACGCAACATTAGAAAAAGAAATTGCAGATTATTTAATAAACGATTGTCAGAACGGTTTTAGCGGAACTAAAGTAGTAAACTTTAACAATGGTGTACCTGATCGTGAAAAACAACTTAACATCAAGAATGATGTAATGAATAAGCTTACAGGAAGCTACGGTGAAAAAGTTATAATAGCATTTAACAACGATGCTGATAGTAAAACAACTATTGACGATGTACCTCTTAATGATGCGCCTGCACACTACCAATATCTAAGCGAAGAATGTGGTAAAAAAATAATGGTAACACATCGGGTAACTTCGCCTATTTTAATCGGTTTAAACTCAGCTAATGGCTTTTCAAGTAATGCAGACGAAATTAAAAACGCTTCATTATTATTTGACAACGTAGTTATAAAACCTTACCAAGAATTATTGATTGATGCATTAGACGAGATGTTTGCAGTAAATGATATTTCATTAAACTTATATTTTCAAACTATAGAACCATTAGAATTTATCGAAATTGATAAAGATATGGATGCTGAGGTAATAGAAGAAGAAACTGGTATTGATGTAGAAGATCAAGATTTTAAAGAAGAAGATGAATACCAACAAATTGAAGAAATAATTAGTAAATCTAAACTAAGCAAATCAGAAAATAAAGAAGAATTAAGTGATGAAGATTATAAAGTTATTCTTGATGATTTAGGTGGTGAAGTTATGGGTGAAGAATTTGAGATTGTTGCGCAAAGAGAATACAATGAAGAAAATGGAAGTGTTGAAGAATGGGCAGAAAGTTTAATTAAAACTGATTTAGTAAAAGCAGTTAAAAGTGATACACCGTTAAAAAACAATCCTGATGGTTTTTCTGTATTAGATAAATCTTATTATAAAGTAAGATATAAATATGATGTTGGAACTGCTCAAGGTTCTGGTGGTAAATCAAGGTTATTTTGTAAAGAAATGATGAACCGAAGTAGAAGGGGTGTAGTATATAGGGTTGAAGATATTGATGCAGCAAGTAAAAATTGGAGTAAACAAAAATATAAAGCTTTACAATTACCTATGCATAAACAAAAGCCATTTGATTTGTTTAAATTCAAGGGTGGTGTATGGTGTAGGCATAAGTGGAGAGAGGTTTTATATAAAATGAAAACAGAAGTAGCCCTTGAGGGTAAAAAAGGAAGTAATGATTTAGAAGATTATAAAAATGTTAAGAAAATACCTAAATCATATGAAGCAAAACCAAAAGGGTATAGAGATGCAAAAAAAGCACCAAGAAATATGCCTAATAACGGACATTATCCAGGAGTTAAATAAATAAAAAATAAAAAATGAAAACAATAGAAACAGTATATAACAAACTAAATTCAAATAAAACTGAATTAGCTACACATAAAGTTGAATTATCAGTTGCTGATGATATTAAAAATTCAATGTCGCAAGTACAAGCAGCTATTTCAGATGCTAAAGCAACTTTAAAAACTTTTGAAAATGCAAAATCAGAATTTGCTAAAGCTGAAAAAACTGCACTTAAAGTCAGAAGTTCAGGAAGTCAAAGCGTTAAAAAGAGTGAAAAATTAATTTCTAAAGCTGAAAACACTTTATCAAAAGCTGAAAAAATAGCTAATGAATTAGGGGTTAATTCAAGTTCAATAAAAGATTATAATAAATTAGAAAGTGCAACAGCAGATTTGATGGATTTAAGTGGCGACATTGAAGATTTTGATTTCAATTTAGGTCAATAATTAAGATATGGCAAAAGCATTATTCATAACAAGACAAGACCTCGTAACGTTCACAAGCGCAAATGGTAACCTCGATCCAGATAAATTTGTACCGTATATACGTTTGGCTCAGGATATTCATATACAGAACTACTTAGGAACGGACTTATACGAAAAGATTGAAAAGCTTATTAGAGATGGTGAATTAACTGAATTGTTAAATCCTAACTATTTTAATTTAGTAAAAGATTACGTTAAGGATATGTTGATCTACTGGGCAATGGTTGAGTATTTACCTTATGCTGGTGTTAATATAACTAATGGTGGAATATACACACACAATCCTGAAAATGCAACTGCATTAGATAAAGATAGAGTTGATTACTTAATTTCAAATTCACGCACAACGGCTCAGCACTACACCAATCGTTTCATTGATTACATTTGTTTTAACACTAATTTATTCCCTGAATACAATAGCAATTCAAATGGTGATATTGATCCTGATACGGTTGCTAATTTTGGTGGATGGGTATTATAAAATTTAAATAAAAAAAGAATATGTCAGGTTTTGGTAAAATATATGAAAGTTCTAATTGGGGTGTTGGTGTTTGTGATAATACTATAGGATGGGGATCATCTTATAAATCAATAGCTAACTGTACAGATGCTTCTTTTAGCTATTCTGCTGATAGCTTTGCACAAAATGGTAGTAATCCTACACCTACTATAACTGGTGATGCTGGCGGTACGTTTACTGCTACACCTTCAGGTTTAAGTTTAAACGCTTCTACAGGTGAAATAACACTTTCAACTTCAACTATTAATTCTTATACAATAAGATACACATTACCTGATACAACATTTGCAGAACAAACAGTAGGCATAACTGCTGCACCTTTTTCAAGCACAAGAAGCTTTTCTTTTGATGGGGTGGATGACTACTTTACAAGTGATTTAGATATGAGTAGCTCTAATATTACAATTAGTTATTGGTTAAATGCTAATGGAAGTTCATATAGTGC